TTGGTAGTATCAAATATTTGTTGTACTTTTGCAGCGCAAAATAAACTTTGCAGGCGCAAAGGTAGTTATAAATACACAAAACAACAAATTAAAATGACAACATTTCAAAATTTTTACGAGAATGTGCGAGTTGGCGATGCACAGCCGATTCGTACCGAGGTTGAGAAGTTGGTTTCTCAAGTCACTTTCTTGAATTGGCGCAGGGGCACATTCGAACCAGCAGCGCAGTTCTGGGGAGAGATTAATCACATCGCAGAAAAGTTTGGTTATGAAAAACCATACAAAGTTTAATTATTAAAATCATGGAGGGCAAATCATGGACAAAGATGTAAACATCACTATTGATGGAATTGAAGCCGCCGAATGGAGGGCGCAAAAAAAAGGTCGTGCATATTTAATTATATGTGTAGAGCCTGATGAAGATGAACAAGGATGTTCTTGTTCTGGTCGTATTGCAGCAAAATTTAATGAAGCAGCAATAATAATGGATTCATTATTAAAAGATGCGACAATGCAAGAACTTGCCAAGATTACTCTGTTAAAGAGATCATTTAACATTGGTGTTCACTTACTCGAAAAGAAGGAGGAATGAGTATGTGGTTTGAAGTAGAAATAACAGCAACGGCTACCATTTCCGTTGAGGCAGATAATCAGTCAGATGCAGAGGCTAAAATCTTCAATGCCATAGCTATGTCAGATTCTGACTTGATAGAACAACTTACTGAAGGCGCAGAAATCTCCGCTCAAGAGATAGATGAAGATGCTGCTGATATGAATTATATATATAAGGAGTGAGTATGAAAAAAGATGTAGCAAAACGAGTAAAGGTTCAACCCGTATTTGAGGGGACAATCCTTTCTAAAGCTCGCAAGATTATTGACCGTAGAGGCATGCTGCCTGTTTACAGAGGAAAGCCTGTCATTGCTATCGACGCAGACGGCGAGGAGTATAACTTCCAAAGTTGCGCAGAAGTAGAGCGCACCACGCTCATCAACGCAGGTCGTATTCAATCTGCTATCCATGACTACAAGCTTGGCAAACGAGAGATACCGCTGGTAGAAGGATTTTGCTGGCTGTATGTAGCAGACAAAGACGAGTGGCTTGTGAAAGTGAAAGCATGGATAAATGTGCATGCTGAAGATAACCGTAAAACGAACATCTAATTTAAGTGATTATGTCTGACAAAATTGTATTCAACGGTCCAGTAGGTAAAATCTATGGTTCTACATTTGGCTCTGTTAAATCTATGGTTATCAAGGGCGGAAAAATTCTCATCAACGGTTCAGAGCAAGTTATCCCGTCTGACTATCCAGAGATAACTATTAACATCCAAGGAGATGTAGAACGCTTGGAGGTGGAGCAATGCGAGAAGATCCATATACACGGCAACGCTAATCGTGTTAAAGTAAACTGCGGCAGCGTTGATGTAGATGGAAATATAAAGGGAGACGCTAATGTTAATTGCGGTAATATTCATTGCCAGTCAATAGAAGGCGACGCAAGTACTACTATGGGAGATATTCACAAAAGTTAATTGATTATGAAAAAGTGGTATATATTTTTACACATGTCTAATGCCGTTATGATAGGCAGTATTCTTGCTCCTATATGGTTAGATGAATTTTGGTGGTTTTATATGGATTTATTGCACATTGTGGCTCTATTGTTATTTGTATTATTTTTTTGTATCCTAAGCAAGAAGCAAATAAAAGAGTTTGAAAGACTCAGTAAAGAGGCGATAATAACCTATAAGACTTTTGAATTTCACTCTAGACTACTTCCATGGATAAGTGTGGACAAAGATCTTCCTAAAGAAGGTGAAGTCGTATATATCGCATTCCGTGATAAGACTGGCTTTGGTGTTAATGTAGCTACATTTGAGAACGGCGTGTTCAATAGTTATAGTACCAACAAACCCGACTATTGGATGCATGTTCCAGTACTGCCAAAAGTTGAGGAGGAGTGACAATGGACAAATCATTAAATGACATACGAAAGCAGGTGCAGCGCATTGTAAACCTCGCTAACTCTATCGGTGGTAAATACACCAGGAATAGTCGCAAGCGAGTAAATGCACAGTATTACTGGCAAATGGCTGCTCATGTGATGGCACAAAGAGGAATATCACGCTTCAGTACTCCACCTGACGAGCGAAAGCCAATCGTTCTGCAATGTGTTACTCCTGCAAAGATAGATGGCTTGGAATGTAAAGCGAGTAGCGCCGTATTGATACCCAAGCCAAAGCCCAGTAAGAAGGAAGGTGTTCCACTATCCTCTTACATGGCCACTCAAGAGAATAGGCGTAATCTTCAAGCCCTCGCCCGTCATCAGTTCATTGCCCATATGCTTTCAGATATTGCAACGGACATGATGATCTGCAAGATGGAAGGTTGGGATTCATACGAGTTCCCTCAAATGATAGCCGATGAGATGCAGCGCATTCTCAAAAGCAATTGATCTTTGACATACAATAGCAGGTAGTGCCCTATTAAGATGGGGCAAGTGAGTCATGTTCTTCGTTTTTACTGGGTCGGGGGACATGATCATCCAGCGTAACCGCATCTTAAAACACCATCGGATAAGACAGTGAATGTGGCTGCTGATCCTCGCTTTGCAAGGTAGTGGGCTATTAAGATGCCCTATAACATTTGGAGCCGCCTTGTCGCTTTAGGGAATTTCGCACACGCCCGATGGTAAGTTTGACAATTATTAAATTTGAATATATATGAAAAAGAAAAAAACTGATGAGCAACAACTAAAAGAACTATTGCTCAAAGTATCGCAGGTTACGCCTGAAGAGCTATTGCAACAAATCAAAGAGTCGCCTGACAGCGTAGTTGCAGCGCACGCATGCTGCACGATGTTGTTTGATGAGTACTTTGCGCAATACCTGCCAGCGCCATCGCGTGGGGATATGAATGATGAGGACTACCAGGCACAAGTGCAATCCTATGAGAACATTCGCGAGAACATTCGTCAGATTGCCTTTTATTGGTACATCGCAGGCTCCCATCACCCCAAACACATCGCGAGCCTGATTGAACTATTAGAAAAACAACCTGAGGGTCAGTCGAATCAATAAGACAGGGAGCGGTTATGGTTGCAGGGGGAGTGCCCTCCTCCCCCGTTTTTTTTGTAAAATATTGAGAATTATGGTTTCTAATGTAGATTTGATAGATATTCGTTCGTGCTCTGAACACGGGCAGAAAAGATACGATGTTACTTTACGCTGTCCTGATGAGCGCGACCGAAGATCGATTGTAGCACAAATTGAAGACCAGGAGAAGACTTCTCTAGTCCAGTTCCGTGCATGGAGCAAGCATAATATCCTACTCCACCGTCCCGATAAAGATGCCTCACGCGATTTTGTCATCACGCCTGTAGTCATTATTAAGGTTGAGGTGCCTGCAGATATGGATATGACAAGTATCGCTTGCTATTTCTTACAGATAATCAGTTAATCATAATATTATGGAGGAGAAGAAATCGTATCTACAGCAGCGCGTTTATGACCTGCTGGGACTAACTGAAGAACAATGCAGCGTGCCATTGTGGATTGACCGCCTCACGCCAGCCAAGAAGCGCAAACACTCTTATGAGGTGAATGGCGAGAAGCGCGAACAATGGCTCAAGGACGAGAATGGTAATCTCATTGCAGATCCATTCCCACTGTTTCAATCCGATGAGAATGACAATATACGAATGTTCCCCTACACCCTGGATGGCCGCTTGATTCGCTACGAAAGCGACAAGCAGCCTAAATACTCCGATTATGTTGCAGAGGAGACATACTTCATCACCAGGCGCAACCCCCAGTGGCTCGCTGAAAATCCTGGGCAGCCCAAATACAAGTTCCCTGGAGGTGAGACAAAGAAAGGTACATACCCATTCTTCCCTCCTACCCTTTACGAGTCTTTCCGCAAGGGTGAACATATTGAGACGGTCGTCCTCACCGAGGGCTATATGAAAGCCATGGTTGCCAGTGTGCACAGCATGGCAGTGGTAGGGCTCGGCTCTATCACCCTGTTCGCCGACAGCAAATCCAAGCAGCTCTATCCAGATATTGTGCGACTGCTCAATACCGTCAAGCCCAATAATATCGTCATCCTCTACGATGGCGATTGCACCGACCTTGGTAAAGATGCCGTCATTGATTTGCAAGAAGGGCGTGAGCCGAATTTGAGCAAGCGGCCATATTCGTTCATGAACTCGCTGCTCAAGCTCAAGGATATGCTGCTGGAGTTTAAGAACCAAAAGGGCGAGCCATGTGAGTTGTTCTTCGCCTATGTTAATAAAATGCGTGAGGACAGAGATATCATCGACGAGAAGACGGGCAAAGCTCGCACCGTCAATGATAGCCCTAAGGGCTTGGACGACCTGCTCGTGGATCCAGAGTTCCGCGACCATACCGCCAAGATTGCCGAAGATCTCAACAACCCTGGTCGCCCTGGTATATATTTCAAGAAAACCAATCTCCGCACTTGCAACGACACGAAGATCCGTGGCGTATTCAATTGCTCCAACCCCGAGCAGTTCTATACCGCTTGGCAGCATGTGATTGGCTCAAGCCGTTTCAAGTACAACGGTGGCGTGTACTTCTACAATGCTGCCGAAAAGAAGCTCGTGCAAGCCCTCGATAATACCCTGAAGGATTATGTGGCGATTGGCTCAGAGATTGTGCTGGTGACAGAGGAACCTATCCCCAACGCCAAGGGTAGCCGCATTGAGTTCTATCCGCAAGCCGATAAGGTCATCAATGCTCGATACGGCGATGGTACAAGCAAACGCCTGTACCAATACAAGCATTACATCGATTATACCATCCAGCCCGACCATGAGAACTTCTCGCAGGAGATAATCAATCCCGCTGGATATCGCTTCTTCAATATGTATAGCCCACTCAACTATAAGCCCATCGAGGGCAAGTGGCCAACCATTGAAAAACTACTCCGCCAAATCACCAAGGAGTATCCAGAGGAGCAGTTCCACTACTATGAGATGCTGCTCGATTGGATTACGCTCACCTACTTCCGTCCACTCCAATTCTTGCCTATCATCATGCTTGTCAGCAAGGAGCGCAAAACTGGAAAAACTAGTTTCCTCAATTTGCTCAAATATATATACGGTAATAACGCGGTTATTGGTGATAATGATCTCATCATGTCTAAGTTCAATTCTTTACTCGCTGGCAAGCTTATCGTCGGAGTGGATGAGTCGTGCCTTGGTGATAACAAAGAAGTAGGCGAATTGCTCAAGCACAAGTCCACTGCTCGCACCATGCACATTGAGAAGAAAGGTAAGGATAAGAAGGAGGTGCCTGCGTTCTGCAAGTTCGTGCTTTGCTCCAACGAGGTGAAGAAAGGAGTCTTCATCGCCAAGGACGAGGTGCGCTTTTGGGTCATGCGCCTCACTCCATGGGCAGCTGACTCGGAGTTCGACCAAAGCTTTGAAGACAATATCGAGAGCGAGGTGCAGGCATTCCTATTCTATCTCAAGCAACGCTGGGAGCGTGGCAAGATGTTTGTTAAGGAAAAGGAGGACCGTATGTGGTTCAACAGTAGCCGTCTAACCAACGAAGACCTCTACAAGATGATGGAGGGCACCAGTTCTAACTTCGAGAGCTCGTTGTGTGACTTTCTCCATGAGATGTTTATGGACACGGGCAAGCTCAAGTTGCATTTCGATGTGGCGTATATCTGGGAGAATGTGCCCGATGCCAAACGCAAAGACCAGAACTATATACACAATATATTAAAGGAGATGAAGGGCGTTACTCAAGTGGCAGAGAGTGGCAAGCACAAGATGCCATTCCGTATCACTAAAGAGATGAAACGCATGGATCCAAACCTCACTCAGGACGAGGGCGAAGTTATATGGCCAACACGAGGCAAGCAGTGCCGACCATATGAGTTTGATGCCATGGCGTTCCTCACTTCGGCAGAGTATGAAAAGCTGAAGGAGAAGAAGAAAGACACCGTCGGCAACGAAAAATCTACCGCCTCCAAGGTCAATACACCAGCCCCAACCCTCTTCACATCACCATCCACCGCTCCAGGCACCTCAAGCATCGCTCCAGGCTCTACCATTAGCCCCGCTTCTGACATGTCACCGGACATGAAAGTGGATGATTCTCCCGATTACTTTTAATCCATCGGCCAGTGGCATCACAGCGACCGCTCTGCTGACCACTTGGAAACATCAAAATCTTAAAAAACGGCACTTTTGCCGTTTTTTTTGTGTCCGCCGATAAATATGGGGAAGGAGTAGAAGCGGAGTAAAAATTGTCGCGATGCAAAAATTTTGTTTCTTTTTGCTGCGAATGGGGTTATTTTGTTACTATTCAGCGAATTATCGCGAAACAATAGGCAGGAAAATTGTTTCTTTTTGTTTCTTTTTGTTTCTTTTTGTTTCTTTTTGTTTCCAAATGTTTCTCGCTTTGTTTCTATACAAATAACTATAAATCAAGAAAATAACACAAAAGAAACAAAATCAATATGTTTTTCCACTTCTTAGATTTTGCATATAATTTTCGGCAATTTGTGAGCTAAGTTTGGTCATGTGGCAAAAAAATCGTACCTTTGCAGTCGCAACCATGACCGCTGCCCTATCTTAATAATTGCACATTTTAGGAGAGGCAGCTATGAGTAGCATTTCCAAAGATTACTTAAATGAATACAATGCCCTTCCTTCTAAAACGAGGAAACGCATTATGAGTACCCTAAAGTATTGGGGTGGATGGACTAAAACTTCGGTCTATCGTAAATTGCAATGTCCAAATCTTTCGCCAATCGAACGCACCTTAATTGAGGGCGTAATGCAGCGTGCTACCGCTCCCGTGCAAGAAGGAAAACAATTAGAGATAGCTTTCGATTGGAATGAAAAAGATGGGTTCATCTTGTGCCTGTAATTATTTGGCTATTCCTACAAAAAACCGTACCTTTGCACCGTGAAAAATCATCGCAATTCATATTACTTATATCTGAACTGGCCTGTGTATTTGGCACAGTGGTATGCTCACGAAATGTACCGCCTTAAACACTCAGAAGATGAGCATATTTCTCCATACATATACGACTGCAGCGCTCCTGTCACCGAACTAGATCCTGTGGATACGCGTCGAGGGTCTGCAGAGCGTAATATATTGGAGATGTGCCTATCCAAGCAGCCAGATAATATATGCGTCCTTCCAAGCAAGGAAGCTACTATCTGCCTGGTTATCCCCAATTTTGTTCATAAGCCTGCAGCTACATATAACTACCTTTCTCCAAAGAGCAAATCCTTATTGGAGCAAACTGCTCGCAATCATTTTAAGATGGAGCTCACGAAATACATCAATAAGATTTACTTCGCTTCTGAACAAAAAGGATCTTACAAGCCTTCGCGAGAACTGACCGTTCAAGCGTTCATGGAGAACAATGGCATCGAATGTACAGAAACTAATATTGAGGCCATTAAAAAAATCTGGAGCCGCTTGTATGACCTTTGCTATAAATCCAAATCTAAAAATAAAACCGAATGAGAGTACCTGGAATAAAATCGATAGCATTTATATCTGCTTTGGATATCGACTCAAGTATTGAACTACAGGCGATGTCTGGTATATCACCGGACATTACTCATCTGCAGTTCACCCCATTTTCATTTGTCGGTGATCCAAAGCTGGAGATAAGCGATAGCAATGAAAACAACGGAAGCAACCGTAAAGTATTGCTATCCTTTATTGTTCCGTTTTCATTTCGGGAGCGCAAGTGCGCATTTATAGTTACGGCATCATCTGGTGCTATATATTTGATTGGCTCTGCCGACAATGTTCCTGCTATTTCGACTAAAGACATTACTGCAGGGCCATCTACTACCAACCATGTAGAAGTAACTGTTGAGTTATCTTCTCCTATGGCTTGGATTGAAGTTTCTGGAGTAATAGCATTAGGAGAAGAATACCCACCTGTAGGTTGGGATGTCTTCCGTGAAATCACCGAAGAGGAAATAGATGATATCATTAACAATTTACCGTCTTAGTTTATGTTAGTTATTGTTACAATGCGACGCCTCGATAGAGCTCTACAGCAGCTGTGGAAGAATGTCAAAGATGCTATTTTAGGCGTTCAAGAGATTGTGCATCCAAGCGAAAAAGAAATAGTTAATGCTATCTCTATCGCTTCTATTGACGATGTAGAAGCACCACAAGAGGGAGCACTTTATATGATAGAACCAACTTCATCAGATGGAGTAGATGGTTTCCTGTTCCTCTATCAAAATGGAGTGTTTGATGAAGTTACTCCTGAAAAAGGTATCATCTATATTGTTAATAGTCCAGACAAATCCCGCATATACATATATAATGCTCCATTATGGGAAGATGTTACTGGACAGCCTGTAGATAATACCCTCTATATTACTAATACCACTACCGACCTCGAGAGTTATACAGATAAAGGAATGTATAGTGTATGTTTAAGTATTCCATTAAGAAATACTGAGTGGTATACCTTTACTGTATCTTTCAATCGTGGTCGTCATATGCTAGGAAGACCATCCACAAACACATATATTCAAACGCTTATCAATAACGATGGTTGGAAACGACGTACAAAGGTAGGAGATGGTAGTTGGAGTGAGTGGGAGGAACATTGCTATGTATATCCAGAAAATCTCACCTCTAAGCAAGATAAGTCAGATTCTTCACTACAGACTACAGCAAAAACTGTGGTTAGTGCTATCAATGAAGTCAATACCAAAGCCAATAATATTGAGCAAACCATAGGTAATGAGGACATGTCAGCAGAACACGCTCAATCTATTAAAGGTGCGATTGCTGAAATTAATTATTGGAAAGGTAATGCAAGTCAAGATATTGAGCATGCAATCGGAGATATTAAAGAATTGCAATCGGCTGTTAACTCCAAGCAGGACAAATCAGATGCTTCGCTACAGACTACAGCAAAAGCTGTGGTTGAAGCTATTAATGAAGTCAATACCAAAGCCAATAATATTGAGCAAACCATAGGTAATGAGGACATGTCAGCAGAACACGCTCAATCTATTAAAGGTGCGATTGCTGAAATTAATTATTGGAAAGGTAATGCAAGTCAAGATATTGAGCATGCAATCGGAGATATTAAAGAATTGCAATCGGCTGTTAACTCCAAGCAGCCTCTTGGCGACTATGCCCAGGCACAACATACCCATGTCTTTGCTGATATTACAGATGTGAGTATTCTCCCTGATAACGATGCTCAGATTATCATACCTATTGATGATGATATCCTTACGAGCATTGTTAATCAAACATACTCTCCTGAAGACACAGCTATGTTCTCTGGGCACTCTGAGTACCCTCCTCTTTCTGATCAGGAGGTTACTCGTCTCGTAGATCTAACGATAGAAACATATCGACAAGCAATCAATTTGAATAACTAACCAAAAAAATATTAACCTTATGGCAGAAACAGTAGCAACCCCCGACAATCTGAATAAATTTGCTAAAGAGCTTGGTGAGCGTCTTGCACAAGAAGCTGCAGGTGGAAACAGCAATTTAGTTTTCATTGATAGCTACATTTCCAAGAATGTAACTACCAATGACGATATTTCTCATGTTTATCTAGTTATTGACAAGGATTTTGATTTGTCTAATGTATCCTTACAATATCAACGCAAAAAGCGCGTAAAAGTACGCAGAAACAATAATAGTCCATACTATGATAACGATGAGAATCATCGAGCACATACCACTGGTTGGCATGAAGTGTTGCGTTTGCCAATCAGCAATCGCGAACCTCTTATCCGCCCTATATTGAAGTCTACAACTCCTGATTTTATTTTAGGCGGAAATGCGTACTATGAAATCACCGTAGATGGCTACGAACAATTTATTGACTTCGTAACAGACGATTCTTTCGGTACTGGTTATTGTGATCAAGAAGGTTCACCTGTTCCTATCTCCGCTATTCTACGAAAAAATGGTGGTGTCTGTCTTATCAAAGACGGTAAGCAGATATCCAACTTCGCCATGTTCCGAGCTCAGTATGACGATACAAATGATGTTTGGAATATGGGTAAATAAAAAAATGCCACTACGATAGCATCGTAATGGCGCAATTCCGATAGCATCGAATTGGATACTTCCGATAGCATCAGGAAACGGTGCAAAGGTACTGCTTTTTTTTGAAATTACCAAATTTTTTACTAAAATGATATTTCTTGTTACAAAAACATATCTGTCCAAGAAGATATCCGAGTGGATGGAAGTGGTTGCTTATAAAATGGCAAAGCAAGCCAAAGCGAATTTAGAGAAAGTTCAGAATGATATTGATAATCTTCGTTCTGAAATACCGAATATCCAATTATATCATTCTGTAACATACTCTCAACTAGTCCAATTACGCAATAATTCTAAACTTGTGCCTGGCGCGTGGTATAGAATTATTGATTATATAACTAAAGTAGCCAATGATCCTGAAGCTCAAAGCGCAGGTCATCCATTTGATTTATTGGTTATGGCTACTTCTATTAATTCCATTTCTGAAGAAGCTCAAGCTATTAAAACATCGCGCAATTCAGGTAGTTATTTCAAAAATAGTAATCTTAGTGCCTGGCGAGTATGGTACTGTCTTAATAATGATAGTACACGCTTTATGTGGGCTAGTTCAACTGGTACTGGCGTTATTTATCGCCTTATTGACGAATGGGGGAATGATTTCCCATATGACTTCAAGAATATACAATTTAAGAGGTATTATACTTATGATGAATGTGGGTTGCACAACGATATAGAAGGAACATATGCAGGAATAAATGCTCCTATGATGAATTTATCTATTGACGAATCTGATAGTATTTTTTGTTACACCATATCATTGGGTGATAGAACTACATCTCCTACTGATGCATCACTAATTGGTTTTAATAGTTCAAACATTGGAGAAGGATATGGTGAAAAAGGATATTTCGGCAATATGTCTTTAAAGCCAGCTACCTGCATACAAACCATTGACAATGATATCAATTCTTGTTTTTGTCTTAACAATATAGTGTTATTTGTTAATAATGCAAGATATCGTGCTTTAGGTTCTACACATATTGATGGAGAATGCATAAATATGACTCTTTCCTGCATTCACTCCTCAATAGGTTCTGATAATAGAAATATCATTATGGCAGACCGTTGTTATAATATTTCTATAGACCAAGGATGTGATGCACTTACATTCTCACAAAATTGTGGCAGTATGTCATTCTCACAATACTGTGGCAATATGTCATTCTCACAATACTGCAATAATATGTCATTCTCACAAGGTTGTTACGAGATGTCATTCTCACAAGATTGTTGGGGTATGTCATTCTCACAAGGTTGTTACGATATGTCATTCTCACAATACTGCAATAATATGTCATTCTCACAAGATTGTTGGGGTATGTCATTCTCACAAAATTGCCATTATATGTCATTCTCACAAAATTGTCGTCGTATGTCATTCTCACAAGGTTGTAGTAGAATCAATGTAGATGCTGGTGTACATGATATATGCTTGCCTGAAAATGCTTCTAATATTCATATTTTTGCAGGTGTTCATGGTGATAGGTATCAACCACTTGGAGTTGCAACAGGTGCTGATTATACGCAATTTGTTGCAATGCAATCAGATGGCAATATACGAATTTACAACCCTGCTGATGTTGCATAATTTTCATATTATTGCACATATATGGCAACAATAGGCAAACAATATTTCTTGATCCTTGACATACTGATGGACTAATTTTGTAATTTATAGGTGGTTAACATTGCATTTGTGTGTTTTTTGTGTTAATTTTGTGAGAATTATTTCTCATATAAAAACAACTTAAAAACATTTTATGCTATGCTAACAAAAGTACGCTACAAATTGGTTTACAACCGAAGCCACCGTCTCAATCGATTAGGAGAGGGACTAGTAGAAATCGAATGCTCACAACTTGGGCGTCGTATTTATTTTACCACGCACACCTATCTTCTTCCAGGGCAGTTCTATCGTGGTTCTGTTATTAACACGCCTAATGCAAAAGGGTTAAACTACGCCCTGTACAAAATGATTCAAGATATTGAACAAGTTGAACTTGAATACATTAAGCGTGGTGTAGAAGTAAATCTTCCGATGCTTAAAGAAGCTGTGCGTGCACACATCTCTCCAGCAGCCAAAATGTCAGAGTTTGGTGTACAAGTTGTTGAGCAATCCGATAGGAAGCACCTTACTAAACAAAACTACCAAACTCTTCTTAATAATATGGAGAAGTTTCGAAAAGGTAGTCTAATTACCGATATTGATTACCAATATATCGTATCTTATGATAAATGGCTCCGCGATAGTGGAATCGCCCATAATACGAGGATAAGCCGCCTTCATTTACTGCGTGCTCTTCTCAATGAAGCAAAGAAGAGAGATATTATAAGTACAAATCCATTTGACAGATTTCGAATTCAGCAAATGATATCAAAAAAAGGATATTTGACTTTTGAACAATTGCACAAGCTGGAGCGCCTTACTCTCTATGGTAATGAAGATAAAGTGCGAGATGCTTTTCTTATAGGTTGTTATACTGGTTTACGATTTTCTGACATTACTACTTTGCGTGATGAGCATTTAGTTAATGGTTGGCTAACAAGAAATATGGGCAAGACTGGCTATATGGTAGATATTCCGATAAATGAATTATTTGGAGGAAAGTTGCTACAAATTATTAACAAGTATGGTACTATTTCATCTCTAACCAAATCACTCGGCAGTAATTGTGCTGTAAATCGCACTCTACGCTCTATTCTTGATAGGATAGGCGTTGATAATAAAATCACCTTTCATAGTAGCCGCCATACCTTTGGCACATTGTTAGTTCAACAGCATGTGCCAATTACCACTATTCAAAAGTTGCTTGGACATCAAAAAGTTACCACTACGCAAATATATAGTGAAGTAGACCGTCGAGCAATAACAAATGATTTGAAGAAACTTACAAAAAAATAAAAATATGAAACCTATAGTCGTTGGAAGTCGCGCATTTTTTAGCGGTATGGAGGGATTTCGCTCCAAAGATAAAGATTTTATAATATTGGAAAGTAATCCAATCGGTTACAAATGGCGCCGTGAACAATCATTGCGCGGTATTTGTACTTTCTTCTATAAGTTAGAGCCAGCAATAGATATGATAAGGCGCACAATCTCAAACGGAGATCCTTTGCTAGTGGGTAAATTTTTAGTACCTGAGTTTGCTAATGCGATTGGTGCTACTATTGATGATATTCGCCAACTTGAAAAATTAGTGCTATTGCTAGATGACAAACATGCTTATTATAAAGTTATCTTCAATGCATATATATCAAACAATGCATTTAATTTAACTGATGAGCAACGCGATGCTGCCTTCAAATTATATCAGGAGGCTAGAGAAATAGATAATAAACGTAAAAAATAATATTATGAAACAGAACATCATTTTAGTTATCATCGCTGCCCTCGCAGTAGCTTTAATTTTAGGATTATTGCAGGCGTGTAGCCCTCTGAAGTCTGCCTCTGAAACCAACACCACTAACATCTCTGTTGAGCGGGAGCGTTTTGATTCCGCTCATACCGTAGCAGGAGATAAGGCTACCGCTAATCTGCTGATTGAATGTGATAGTGTCGGTAATGCTCGTTTAGTTGCCCTTACAACCGAGCAAGGCAAACGCATTAATCTTGAGCTACAAGTACAATCTTTACAATCAGCATTGGATAGTGCGAAAGCAGCTGCAAAATCTAAAACCAATCTTCCCATTCCACCTATAGCTAATGAGCCACTAATACTTAGTGTGGACTGCAAGGAAGATAGTTTCCAAGTTATCATACGCGGTTTGCACGAGCGTATTGCTATCTATGAAGAAAAAGAACGTGAGTTGCAAGAACCTGTCCGCTACATTCCAGATTTCTACCGTAACTGTACCAGAGCGTTTTGGGTGCTGCTCATAGCCAACATTCTAATCATTGCGCTGCTTATTTGGCGCAACTGGTCCAAAGTCGCAGCCTGGGGAATCAATATCAGATCTAAATTCCGCCATTTTTAATTATGCGCTCTATATCCAAAATTATTATTCATTGTTCTTCTAGTCCTGAAGGCCGAAACGACACCGCTGAAGATATTCGTAGGTGGCACATAGAACGGGGTTTCAATGACATAGGCTATCATTATGTGATTGACTTAGACGGTACCATTGAAGAGGGTCGCCCTCTTTCCAAGGCAGGCGCGCATTGCCAAGGACACAATCGCAATAGCATTGGTATTTGCTACATTGGGGGTGCCTACTGGCGTGATGGCGTTGATCCCAAAGGAAAGCCTATCAAAGGCAAAGACGGCAAGACTGTGCTTTTGCCCAAGGACACGCTCACTCATGCGCAACATGATGCCCTGGTGCATTTGTTGCAACAATTGAAAGAGAAATTCCCCAATGCTACCGTTCATGGACACAATGAGTTCGCATCTAAAGCATGTCCATGCTTTGATGTTCAAGAGTTGCTTCGTTTTATACAATCATAGAATATCCGACCATTTTGCTACTTTCTGCAAGATGGTCGGTATTTTTTTTGTAATTCACATCAAGTTCAACCCATAGGTTGTCCTTTTTTTCAACTTAGAGAAATGCCCAAAATAGCATTTCTCTTTTTTTTGTCACTACCATTTTCGTGATGTCATGAAAATGTATCACATGTTCTAATTCTTCACGAGCAATCCTCTTACGCGCGCGCGAGCGCAATCCTCTCTATACATTATTTCTCTTTGTTAGCCTCCTGTACTTCTCTGTACCTTTGCAGTCGGAATTTTTAACTCATACGACTATGGCAAAGAAATACGATCTAAAACTCAAAGGTACGGTCGGCTACTGGAATTTCAACCAGCACACCGTTGACGAAGTACTGGACGACATGCACGACCAAGAGGTGCATGTGCTCATCGACTCGCTTGGCGGTATGGTCAAGGAAGCGCTCTCTATCTCTTCAGCATTTTCTGCGCATGGCAATGTACATGTGCACTACCGAGGCATGAACGCCAGTGCGGCTACCATCTCATCTATGGGCGCAAAGCATATCAGCATCGACGCTTCAGCTTTGTACCTGGTGCACAAGTGTTCGTTCACCGTGTTCGAGTGGGACGCTCTCAACGCTGACGAATTGATTGCCAAGGCAGAGGAGTACAAGAAGCTCGCTGCCGACGCAGAGAAGATTGACATCACTATCGCCACTATGTATGCAAAGCGTTGCAAGAAGCCTATCGATGACCTGAAGGCATTGATGGCTGAAAACAAGTGGCTCAGTGCACAAGAGGCATTGGAGTGGGGCTTCGTGGACGAGGTGGTAGAAGGTGGCGAGCAAGTTCGCCTGACCGCTTCGGTGGCTACTGCTATGGCAAGCGAAGGCATGCCCGTTCCTGATATGAACATTGAGGCGGACAGCTTCTTTGAGAAGTTCGCAGCTCTGTTCCAAAAGATGTTCAATGCCAAGGGTATTGAGTCTCTTACAGCCCAAGCAAAACCTGTAGAACAAAAAGAATCGGAACAACCCGACAATAATCAAAATCCAACTAATCTTATGAAAAAAACTTACCTTATGGTAGCAGCTATTCTGACTGCTATCCAGTCCGCTATGCCAGAGGCTAGTGAGGACGGCAAGTATCCATTGGACGACGCACAACTCGGTGCTATCGAAGATGCTCTCAAGAGCGCTCAAACAGCACAAGAGGCAAAAGACCAAGAGATTGCCACCATTAAAGCGCAGCTTGCTACTGCTCAACAAGAGATTAAAGATCTCAAGGAGAAACCAGCTGCTACGCAAGATCATGTTGTAGATGACAATCATCACGCTCCTGGCAATGAAGAGAAATCTCCTGTAGAAGCTCTCTGCGCGGCTTTCGCTAATGCTCGCGAAATGATGAAGTAATCAACACTATTCATTAACTATCTAATCATTACTAAAAATGGGAAAATTAACTTCTCCACAGTTGGCTGACTATCAAGCAGCTGCTGTTAAATATCGCAAAGAGTTTCTTGCGATGCCTATTATTGGCTTGGAAGAGATCCTTCCTTTTGCAACCGTTCGCTTTGGTATTCGCTACAAAGAGGCTGTTGGGCAATTGTCTGTCAATGCTCAATTCGCGCCTTACAAGGCAGACATGAAGCACGAAAAGAATGCTGTTCTTGACTTCCGCACATTGGAAACTTTCTTCGGTGCTGTCGTTCAGCCATTCGAGCCTAACTCGGCTGCTACTCTCATCATTGGTCAAAACGCCATGACCAAAGGCGAGAGCATGAAGAATGCTGACATCGCTAAAAAAGTTCTTGCTTCTATTTCAAAATCCTTGAGCGAGAACCTCAACCGTGTTCTTTGGTCTGCTGTTCGAGTGGACAATGGTACCACATCTGCTGAATTGTTCAACGGCTGGGATACCATCACTGCAAAAGAGATCACCGCAGGCGCAATCTCTGCTGAGAAGAAGAACTATGTGAAGCTCACCGAGGCTATCACCGCTGAGAACGCAGTGGATGTCTTGAAAAAGGCATACCGCAATGCTCGTCCTGAGTTGCGTGGTGTAAAAACTTTCATGTATGTTTCTCAAGATGTTCTTGATGCATACAATGATGCGTATGCTGTATTGCATAGTGCTACTCCGTATGTGCAAGGATTTGAACAAATCTACTTGGAAGGATCCAACAAGAAATGTCAAATCGTTCCTCTGACCAGCAAAGCTGAATCCAAGTACATCCATATCTCTACCAAGGAGAATATGCTCATTGGTTGCGACCAATTGGGCGACAACGAGGATGTTACCATTGAGAAACACTCCCCATTCGTTTTGGACTATGTGGCTACCATGTTCTTTGGTGTTGATTTCGAGTCAATCGATCCTCGCCGCTTGCTCGTGGTAGAGTTGAAAGTCACAGATGCAACCGCAGAGGGCGAAGAGTAAAATTAACGCACCTCGCTGTCTATAGCGGTGGCGAGGTGCTATTAAGTAACCTATTAAATTAAACTGAATATGTCACAAATATCATGTTTACCCCTTATGGGTAGCCTTATTTGGTGCGAGGGAAAACCTGTGTATCCTGGTATTCGCCGCCGTTTGTACTATACGGCAAAGTCAAACATTACCCAATGGCCTACTTTGCCTGTAGATGAATTTGGTCGTCCTACCAGTTCTGTTTTGAAAGGCTCATTTGAGATGGCTGCTGACAAAGTATTCCATTGTATTGATGTGCTGGCTGAAAAGTCAGGCCTTACTTCTGAGCCTCAAGGAGAAGCACCAAGCCAAACCCAACTCAACAAGTTGGTTGCAGTTCACCCTGGTGTTGATGATAAAGCAACGATGGCTTCTGCATACCTCAACAACAGTGATGTCGTTGTTCTTATTCAAGACATGAACGGTAAATACCGCATGATTGGTAATGAGAAATGGCAAGGTAAAGCCACCGTGAATCAAGACCTTGGTCAAGGATCCACTGGTAATGCAAATACCACTATCAATGTGGAGCACACAGATCTCATCGCTGCCCCATTCTATGAGGGTATTATCCCAACTGAAGATGGTAACATCAACGAACCTGTAACTGAAGGAGAGTAATGTTGTTTGAGCCATCCATACAGGATGTATCAACAATGTCGGAGAGTTTGGAGAATATAAACACATCTCCGCTCTCCGACATTTTGCATTCAATCGATCAGCCAATTTTGCGTAAGGATCTATTAGCGGACGCAGGTCCACGAAAAGCATGGCATGCTAATAGTGCAGAATTGGCTCGATGTGATTTATCTGAAGAACATTGCCACATGTTTCCCAAGGTCGGCTTACGCGTCATGGCAGTATGGCGTAGATCGGTGAAAGGTCCTACCTTGGCAGAAATCAAAGAGGACGATGAGAAAATTCCTTTGTTTGCATCGCGTGTTGCGCATCTTATCGGCTCCGTGCTTGGTCAAAACCTCCATGCTGGAGGATTTGCCATAGTCACTACGCCTCGCCGAAGACACAAGCAGCGCAATTTTGCATGCCTGGTTGCTCAAGATATCGCTCGCCGATTGAATATCCCCTACCATGAAGATGTGGCCATTGCCAAAACAAAGCAGCGCATCGGCGTTGACTTTGCTCCTGGCAATATCCCTCCGGAATACAATCTCATCGTTTTCGATGATTTTGTTACTACAGGATCCACTCTTGGTGCGATGAATCGCCTACTCGCGCCTTTTGGAAAAAATTGTATTTACTTTGTAGGCGTTAATAACCAGTAAAATTATGATTGACCGTAAACTAACAGAGCAGCTACAGCAATGGTTGAACACTCCAGCTGCTGAGCGCGATAGAGAGATTGGTGCAAAGCTTATTCGCCAATTAGTTCGTAACCCCATCTTCGCTGACAATTTCAAGCGCATGCCAAACAAATATATGAAGATGGCTGAATACCAACTCAGCAAGTTCTTACCGCTGCGCCTTGCAGAAATCACCCACGAGGATGTGCAGCGCATGACAAAGAAAGTAGCATCCATCAATGCAGAGCACCAATTAGACAAACCATTGCCTGGTGCAAAATCCACATCAGAAAAAAAGCGCATTGAGAAAACAGAAGCCTTTCAAGTCGGCAAGCGTCCTGACCACGATAGCCTTCCTGAAGAAATCCAGTCTCTCTACAAAGAGAATCTTTCCATTATGCAGAATATGCGAGCGTGCCATGCACAGCTCATTCTTCTCACGCTAAATGAAAAGCATAGTTCCTGCCCTGATGGCGACCGCTATCCTTTCGTCAAGGAAATCATTGATCTTGATGCTCGATACCACGCCAATTGGCAGAAGTACGACGAATATCCACCTGTCGAATAATGACAAACAGAGCAGTTGACCGCGTTCTCTACCCATTATCCGACAAGCCCCTGCAGGCGTATCTAACCAATACGCTGCAGGTGGCTGATGTGGTAGAGTGGTGTATGGAGCAAATGACTGGCTCTTTCACCATTCGACAGACATCCTTCTCTATTAGTGAGGAGTTTATCCGTCGCCTCTACCATATTCATCGTTCTGGTAAGGTGAAGGATATTCAGTTGCTGCTTGATTATAAAGCTACAAACAAGACGCTGCGCTTGTGGCCGTTTATCGTTCAGACAATTGACCAAGTCTTTCTTGTCGATAATCATTCCAAGCTCATCCTCATCGAGAGCGACACCGACCCCATGCGTGTCGCCATCATCACATCGCAGAATCTTACTCGTGGCAATCGATATGAGTCGGCTATCATTACTACTGACAACGAAGTGTACCATTCACTCCTGGTACAGTTTCGTGATTTGATGAGTAGCCATTCCGTTCCACTCAAAGAATTATTCCAATCTAAGTTATGTCCAAGCGAATACACATAAGCACAATGTGCGACATGCTAATGAAGCCCGACCCTGTGGATTTGGTCGTCCTTACCAAACATGGCCGCATTATGGAAATGAACAATTGTATAGGGCTTAAATTCGATAAGTACAAAGGTACACGTCGAATTAAGATGCTATCTTCAGGCGAATGTCGCACCATTCGAGATATCCTCGTCATGTCCATCAATGGCTGCGAGGTGATGATATAGCATGCTGACATTTTTTGTAAGTATGTCCTTTTTCCTCCCGAAGTTCCTACACTAATTTTGTACCAAAATTAATGCATTATGATTTTTTTAAGAGACATCGAAAGCAAGTTCAGACAGAAGCAATTCAACCTCTCATCTGGTATTACCAACCCATCACTAAAGTATTGTGATGCAGGTTATGATGATGGTCGCAATCTTTTTTACTTTGAGATGTTCGATTGGGACAATGACAAAGAAACATACATTTTCCCTACTTTTTTATTTGTAGTCAATGCTAAAGGTCGAACCACGATCAATGGTCTATATGATAATCTTGAGTTTGCGATATACTCTTCATCAGGACCAACGCTTAACGATGGCATTAGGTCAACGGAAGGCAAATTATTGGTAAGTAAAATATCATCCAATGATTATCGCTTTTGTGGTTGGTTTATAGGTACCGATGGCAATCTCTACACTGTAGACCATGTTCTCAATGTATATGCTTATGATTATAATCTTGGAGATGATGTAGAGATTGTGTTAACTGATGGATATATTGAAGTGGAATCAGTCCCTTCATTACCTCTACCAGAGAATGATATGTATACCCTTAAATTGTATATTGATAATGAGTTGGTGCATGAGTTTACTACTCGTGTGATAGACGGCTATCACACTTGCTTTGGTATTGAGCAAATGGTTCGTTCGTTCATGGAATCCAACCGATTATCGGTTGCTACCGTTCGTGCAGAATTTTGCTCAAGTGAAAAAGTAATCACTTCGCAAGAGCAACAAGTCCTCTACCATGCTGGCCCAATGCGCCTGGCATCATCGTCCACCACTTGCGACACTTTCATCAAAAAGAATTTCCTTACTCCGCTCAAGCATGGCGTTGTCACTCCCGACATGCCGTTCTTCTTTCTGTACTTCTATACCACCGAAGCTGAAAGTATGGTAGTTACCTACTATCTGAAGGACGGCAGCACTGGCACATCTTCCAGTAGCATCTCAGCTAACCGCTTAGGTTATCAAGGCTGGGCATACCGTCCTGATTGCTATAAGATAAATGTTACTCTAGGTAGTCGCTCGTTCGATATCTATTGCATTGACCAGACGGAAGGTGTGGTGATGAGGTATTATGATTTCTTCAATAATCTTTGCTATGCGTTCGTGCCATCCTCCATAACTCGCTCTCCATCTACTGACTTTGATAAAGCTGTTCAGGATAACAAGACTATCCGTTACGATGTCGAGCATAGGTTAGAGTTCTCGCTCAAGACAGCTCCAATCCTTCAGGCTTTGGCTGACCAAATCTATTGGGTATGCCGCTCTCGCCTGGTGGCTATGATAGAGTTTTATGGTAAGCCTATCAAGGAGAAATCTCACGAAATCATCATCACCGATTATAAGTTGGATCAATCCTCCAACCCTAATACCCCTATCGTATGTGAAATGACATTTGAGTATGCTGATACCACGCTGCCCAATGTTGCTTCCATTTATTAGTTATGGCTGATAAACTCATCGACATAGATAGCCGCAAGCAATACACCGAAGCATGGAATGATACCATGGTCAAGATTTGGCGTGAGCGCATTATCAATCTTGGTGTATTCGAAACCCCGCGCCGTAAGTCTCGAGCCAGTGCACCGCACTTGCTCGATAGCTTGCGCCTGTTCCCTGTTCAGCACGATGACAAGTATATGGAGCTCACTGTGCACTACACCTTCCCAGAGTATGGTATCTATCAGGATCTCGGTGTTGGTCGTGAGAAAGCCATCGGCAACTCTGGAGATATTGGCGAGTTCACCCAGAGCGGTCGTACCCGCAAAATACGCAAGCCTCGCCAATGGTTCTCCATCAAATGGTATGCATCGTGCATGAACCTCAAAGAGTTCATGGCACGCGCTATCGGTGATGAGTTCATTGCTATAGTAACTGGATTATCCACCCCCTCAAACACTAAGTAATATGTTACAACGCCTCAAACATATCAGCTGGAAGAACTTCCCTGTTCACCTGCTTGTCTTCGTCATCAGCACGCTGGCCATGATTGGCTTAGGTGTGGCTGGATTCTGTGTTCCTCCTGTAGGAGAGATCCATCAGTCGGTATTCCAATATGGCTGCCTACTATGCTGCCCTTTGGTATTGTCACAAATCCCTCCTACCCTCAGAGAAGCCCGCAATCTCCAACACATGAAGACCAGCATTGGCAAATTCACTGTCGAGACAGAGAATGACACTCCGCCTGAGCCTCACTCATAGCCTGCGGTGGCTTACTACCGTGCTTGTTGTCTTTCATTTCTAACTTTAGTTTCATTGTGTACCGAGCGAGGTCGTCGTGATGACGCCCTCGCTTTTTGTTTGCAGAGTTGTTTGTAATTTGTTTGCGTTTGTTTGCAGGCTTACTCCCTACCTTAGTCCATCTATGCTCACTACCGCCCGCCCTGCGGGTGGTCTAATGGGGTGTCTAATGGTTGCCTAATTCATAGGAGACCCTTGCCTCATTTGTCTGCCCTCTATGCCAAAGGAGACTCTTGCTTTCGCTCCGTGTATTCGCTGCATATTCCGCACAAAATATAGGGCGAAGTTCGCGCTCAATTGCAGGCAGGGCGGGGGGTCAATGTGCCTAAACAAGGAGAAAAAAACGTTTTTTCTCCCTGTAACCCTCTTATTTTCAGGCAAAATAAATTTCAATCTATGGAAATTTCTGTATTTTGCTACTTTTTGTGCCGATTTTTATGCCCTAAAAGTCGGTAGTATCAATCAGTTAGCAACACAGAAAGTTGCTCTATTATTACCATAGTAAAGTTGCACTTCACTATAGTAAGGTTGCACTTCACTATGGTAAAAGTTGCACTTTTGAAATAAAAACTAACTTTTTTTCTGCAAAAAGTTTGCTTTTTATTTGGTCAATCCAAAAAAATGTAGTACCTTTGCATCGTTCAAACCCAAATACTAAGAGGCAGTCAATAATTTGCTGCCTAAATCGGCGGCTTTTTTATTGGCTGGTGAGTAATAATAGGTATATACCGAATACCCCGTGCGACAGCTGTAATGGCTTAGCGACCCTCTTGGTAAGGTTTGAACAGCGGGTAGTATTCGGTTTTTTGTTTAATGTTCAAAATTATCAAGTATGGCAAACATTCAAAATCAGCGACACGCTTGTCGTCGCACAGACATCGTGAAGATGTTCTTCTCCATCGCCAACGCGCTCCGTACAAATGGCAGAGATTTTTTCCTTCAGACTACAGAGTTAGGAATTACCTATTCCTTCCGTATTGGCAGTAATCTCATCACCTATTCAGTACAGAAAGGAGGTCAAGCATGAAAGCTCCATTATTTCCACCTATGGTACCATCGCCCATGACGAATAACGGGTTGAGAGATTATATATCAGAATTACTCAAGCATATCGCTTCTAATGATAATAAACTGCCATGTACTGTAGTTTCTACTCCTCTGGGAGATTCGAAAATTGATTGTACATTTGATACTGAAGATAATGGAAAATGGCATGTTACGATAGACCTCTCACCAGTTCAATAATAGCGCATATTCTATTCAACAAGGCACGCTGATGGAGCGTGCCTTGTTTGTATATGTGCATAAAAAAAGCCGCAGGAGGCTCAACCTGCGGCTCAGAGATTTAAGAATAGTTGTAAACTACAACTGACGAGCCTTTCTAATCTACAAATTGCACTTTATCAAATCGTGTGCGGAATTGTATCAATGCGTGCTCAATTTTGCGCGTAGTTTCTGGACGAGGGCGCTTATTTCCATTGAGATAATGCCCCAGTTGTTTTTGATGAATGCCAGTAATCTTTTCAAGTCCTGCTAAAGAAAATAATCCAGCATACTCCTGAAGAAAACTTGCGACTTCATATTTTACAACAAATTCCATTGCCGATACCTCTGGCAGTTCTGGGCAAAATTCTTGTGCCTCTTCCCAGACACAACGCAAATCATTTAATGCCTCATCTGCCGTTTTACCATATCCATGCAATCCAACCTTGTAGTTGTGTTGTGGATCTGCCAAGAACATTCCACTGTCCTCGCGTTTCATAATTACTTTAATCTGTGCCATAGTTCCATTTTTTTTGTTAAGTTGGTTTATATTTTTTTGCAAGGTGAGGGGTTAAAGTTTAACCCCTGATTCCTTGCTAATTTGTTTCAAAAGATTTTTTCCAATATCCATTTTTCCGTGGCGTTGAATTGGAAAATGTTGTTCAGTGTGTGGGCTGTACCACCATTCATGATTGCTTTTCTGCTTCTCTAAGTAGCATCCAGCTTTCATTAGTTTTTTCTTTAATTCGTTGTAGTTCATAATTATTATTTCTTAAATCCACTGCAAAGGTAGTAAAATTTCTACTTATATGCAAATATTTTTGCGAAAAAATATACTTTTCCTTATTATTTTCTTATTTTGTAAACTGGACTTTGCAAAACGGGGGTGTTTTTGATTAGGAACTCAACTTCCCTATCATCTCCCCAATCATTTTGTTGACTCCAACAAAATGCTATTTTCTTTGTCTCGCAGGCAGGTGTCTGCTGTCCTTCCCAGAGCGGAACCGATGGCGGATCCGTCTGCTCCAGTCTGCTCAATACATGACAAGCATGTGGGGGCTACATCTTTTTTCTGCTTTCTCTCTTTCGCTCGCTTCATTTTGTCTCTTTCTCTGCGGATTTCGTTACCTTGTGTATAATTTTCGCCTTTAGTACTGCAAAGGTAAGACGCTCGCGCTGTCGCCTTGCAAGGTCAAGCAGCGTTTTACAAAAGAAAAATCTCCAACCCGATAGGTAGTATTTTTCGTAAAAATCTTGCAAGCGGCACTCGCTACCTTGGTAAAGCAGTATAAATTCAAAAATTAATTATTCACAAGTTAAACAATTAAAATCCTACAGTTATGAAAGAGTTACAACAAATGAAGTCAGCCGAAAAGATGGTAGCAATTAGAAAAAGTTTAAGAAATCTATCAGTAGAGTTAGATGTCCGTGCTTCTATGAATTGTCGCGAAGATTACACAATCAATCAATTACTCCGTGAAGCCTATGGTTTGAAGAGTGGCGCAAAGTTGCATACATTCGAGGGTTGGAAAAAGCGAGGCGCAGCGGTCAAGCGTGGCGAGCATGCGCTCCTATTTTGGGGCAAGCCTGTAGAGCGTGAGGGCAGTCCGTTCTATCCTGTTGTTTTTCTGTTCGCTGCTAATCAAGTACATTTTACAAAGAAAGGAGGCGCACAATGATGACAGATAAAGAAAAGCAGATTGCAAGTGAAAAATATCTCTATGAGTTGCTCAATACAATAGGCAAGGCAATCGATGAAATAGAACAAGGTGGTATCTACTGTAGTATAATGACACATTACAATCTTGATAATCTTTGGAATAGTATACAGCAATATGATGGTGTCACTTTTGAATGGAATAAATAAGGTTATGCAATTAGATTTGTTTGCAATGTTCGCAGAGGCAGAGAGCCGCCCAGTGGCTCAGCCTGTAGTGCAGCCAGTAGAGCGCAAGGTGTATGCTTGCAGTATGCGAGAGTTCAGAGAGAGCCAAGAGATAGAGCAAGATTTCTTCAGCGGTCGTGCAGGGTGGCTATACAAGCAGCTTGATAGTGCGCTCAAGCGGCAAGAGGCGCAGCGCCTTGAGGAGAGCCGAGTACTGGCAAGCGGGTGGCGATAAGCCCCCGCTTTTAGTATGTCCTTTTTTATCTCGCGCGTGTATGTGTACCTTTGCAGCGTAATTAGTTACAACCATTGATAGTATGAAAACAGAAATTTTTTCCGTAGACTCCATCATCACCGAGCAAGACAAAATTCTTGCCGCGTTTGTTCCCGCTTCTGGGCAAATTTGGAAAGAAGAGAGTGCATCCCAACGAATCGAACCGAATAAACTTAAAAACGGACTGAAATATATGCCATGGGGTGCAGATAACAACATGCCGTATGAGATTTTAGATAAAATCGAATCGGATGAAACAATCAACACCTGCCAGCAGCACAATATCAAGAACTGCTATGCTGCAGGCTTAGAATACCTCATTCCTGAAGGTACTTCTCCTAATATTGCAAATGAAGTTCGCAAATTCTGTAATCGCAACGACCTCTCCAGCTATTATCTTGGTGTATGTACCGATATGAAGTTTTGGCAGTTTGCCGTCACTGTGTTCACGCTCAGTCGTGGTGGGGATAAAATCGCTTCTATCAGTCGAAAGGAAGCGATGTATTGCCGATTCTCTCCTCAAGGAGAATCCCGTAGATATGTATTCTACGCAAATTGGCGTGATACTACGGAGCCTGAAAAGATACACAAATATATACTTCTTGATCAGGATGACCCTCTTAGTGACTTGGAAGAGTATATGAATGCGAAAAATAAAAAAGGCATAAATCAGTTTGCTATGGTTACGCGTATTCCTACTCCCGATAGTACCTACTATCCTATTCCGTATTACGCTTCACTATTCAAAGGAAAATGGTATGATATCAAGCAGCTGATTGCGCTTGCGAAATATAGCAAACTCAAGAACTCTGCCCCTCTCAAATATATCATCACAATCTCGTCGCATTTTTGGGATGAACAATTTGAGTTAGCTGGTATCACCGATGAAAAAGAACAAGCAGAATTTGTAAGGAAGACCAAAGATAATATCATTGATTTCCTTACTGGCGCAGAGAATGCTGGTCGGGCAGTATTCAGCGGTTCGTATATAGATCCAGGCACGGGCAAAGCTATTCCGCACATCCAAATCACCAACCTTGAGCAAAGCAAAGAAGGTGGCGATTGGGAAACTGACATTCAAGAGGCTATCAACATGGTGTGCTTTACTATGGGTGTTCACTCGAACCTCGTAGGCTCGGTGCCAGGAAAATCTCAAAGCAACAATTCAGGCAGCGACAAGCGTGAGCTATATACTATTGCGCAGTTGCTTAATAAGCCAACGCACGACCTATTGCTTCGTCCACATCGCATCATTTGTGCCATCAACCAATGGGATAGCGTTGAGCCTAAATGCCAGATAATGCAACTCACCACGCTGGATGAGCACAAAGATGTAAAGCCTACTCAAGATAATGGTAAACAAATTAAAGAGGAATAACTATGAAGTTCATTCAAGACAATACAGCATTGGTGCAATTTACCCCCAATGTAATCTCTCCTGTTGAGGGAGAGGAAGATCTCTTCACGAAAATCCGAAGCTTCATCCAACTGACGGAAGCATGGTTTGAGAGTAGAATCGCTACCTATGAGCAACTCTCCGCGCTGGAAAATAGCGAGGAGTTGCTAACTTTCGCCCGTACAGCTATCGCCAGTGATGCCTATCGCCGTGCTATTCCATCGTTGGATGTAGTGCTCACAGCCAATGGTTTTGGCATTGTGAGCAATCAGACCATCGCTCCTGCCAGTCGTGACCGTATCAATGCGCTCCTCGACTCGCTGGAGGCTCAGTGCGATGCAGCCATTGAGATGCTGATGCTCCATGCTCCAGATACCTTGCTTTTGCGTCCATCGCTATTCCGTGGCTACGAGGCAGTTCGCCTATTGGGCAAATCCAAGCACCTCTTGCTAGAATTGTTTACCTATGAGACACAGATAGCTTCAGCGGAGAACCACTTCGCCTCTCATGCTATCTCACGGGATATATTAGAGCAATTGCGCGGCATGCGCGATAAATGCCCCGCGCCCCATTATATTCTGCTGACCATGGTGCAACATGCCGTCATATCTTACATCCAAGGCGAAGACTGTCGCCAAAATATGATAGATATGGTAGATTTCATCCGCAAGCATCCTGAAGACTATCCCAATTGGGCAGACAGCCAAGCAGCTGTTCGCTGGCAAGATTACACTTATAAGAATGACAAATCTAAAGGAGGATTTTGGCTATGATACTCAATCTGCAGGTTCCTCAATCATGGTCAGAACTGACCCAAGAGCAATTACACTATGCGTGTTTCCTGCTCTCATCGGGTCATTATGAATCCGACCAAGTGAAAGCCCTTGCTATCATCCGCTGGAGCAAGTTACAGCCCAAGACATACACGCCAGACGGTCTGCAAGTCGAGTCAGAGGGCAGGCAAGTGATTATTCGCCCCGAACAAATAGCTTGCTTCCTGCCGCTGATGGATTGGCTCATGCAAGTGCCTGAGCGTCCTATCCGTCTGGAGAAAGTTCAGGGTTGCGAGGCATTCCGTGCCGACCTGCAAGGATTGCCTTTTGAGCAATACCTCACGCTGGAGAATCTCTATCAAGGGTATATCCACACAAAGAATATCCTCCTACTGGATGAGATGACGCCTATGCTTTACGGCAAGAAGTTGCACCTATCTGCCACAGAAGCTTACGGTGTGTTCTTATGGTTTGCCAGTGTCAAGCGCATGTTTGCAGCACGCTTTTCGCATTTCTTTGTATCATCGCCCGTCTCCAGCGACGAAGTGGACGGTGCCACTTTCGAGAAGTTATACAATGCAATGAACATGCAGATTCGAGCGCTTACTAAAGGCGATATCACCAAGGAGAAAGAAATTCTTGCCATGGACACTCACCGCGCTTTGGTAGAGTTAAATGCGCAAGCTGAAGACTACGAACAACTCAAAAAACAGTACCCAAATGTTAAATAGAACCACAGAGTGGAACGCCAAAGCATTCTTTCGTTCCCTCACCGAGAAAAATAAACTCGCCAAGACAAAGGGCTTTGTCTATGTCGAGATCAGTGGATTAGAAGGGCTGGAGGAAGCGCTTGGTCGCATGCAGTCAACACCTAACTTTGTCTTCGTGCAAGACAATGCTGCTGGCTACACCGAACTGGAGAACTCACCACATACTCGCAGAGTACGCACAGTGTTCTTTGCCATGCGACACAAATTGGGCGATATGACCGCTCGCGAACAGTGCATGCTTACCATAAAAGAACTGCATCGTCAGTTCTGCTCACGACTATTGCTTGAGCGAACACGCCTGCAGGAAAATATGCAGTACCTCGATAGCCGAATCCACCTGCAAGAGGTCAGTCGCTATCTTGTACCTGGCACAGCAATTTTCATGTTTGAGATTGCCGTGGATACCTATATAGATCTATCGTATAATCCTGACGAGTGGGAATAATGGAATACACCGAAGAACAATTGGAACAAGTAGAGAAGCTCGCTTCTATCTACATGAAAATATCTGACATTGCCCTCATTATTGAGGTCAACGAGGATGATTTGCGTAGTGATATTGCTGCGCAAATCACTGATGTATCACTTCGGTACCGAAGGGGTAAAGCTCTGTCTAAAGTGCAAATTCGCTCTCAAGAGATGGCGCTTGCCAAAGTAGGTAGTCCACTTGCCTTGGAAAATGCGAATAAAAACCTTCTTGATATGGAGGATGATGAGTAATGGCACAGATTAAAACCATAGATTTAGCGAGACAAGAGATGTTTACGCCAAGGGAGGAATTGGAAAAGCGTTTCAGCCCCGAGCGTGTGGAGCATCTCATACGCTTGCGCGATATGTATAATTTTTTCCTCAACGACCCTGCTGGGCGTGATCGTAATTTCGTGGATAAGTTCCGTGCAAAGTACAACATATCCCAATCCATGGCGTATGCAGATCTGGCTTTGGTCAAGCAGCTATTGCCAGCCCTTGCACCTGCCAGTCGTGAGTTCCATCGCAAGCAGGTCAGCGAGATGCTATTGGAAACCTACAACATGGCGAAAGCACGCAAGGATGTCAAAGCAATGGCGCTTGCCGCTAAGGAACTCGGCAAGGTCAATCGTGTGGATCTTGATGATGAGAAAGAGTTGCCATACGAATTAATCGTGGTACAGCCATTCTCTCCATCGCTCGATCCTACTCTCATCGGATTGAAGCGCATTGATAATTTGGAAGAAGTCAAAGCTCGCTTACGCAAGCAATTAGCAGCCGATAATCCCGATATTGAAGATATTGATTACGAGCTTGCTGACCTTGAGGAAGAATCACTATTCCCTGATACTGAAGATGAAACAAGTATATCTGAATAAGATACAGCAGCGTGTTATGTACATTGCGGCCAAAACTACTGTCGTAGTTGCTGGTCGTCGTACTGGTAAGACATTCGGCATTGGTGCTCCATTTGCGCTGCGCAACATGCAGCGCATGCCTGGTTCTACAGGCGGTATTGTGGTACCAACATTTCGCCATGGTCTTACCAACACGCTGCCTGGTCTATTTTCTTTTTGGAAAAGTATCGGTATTATTGAGAATGTACATTATGTAGTGGGCAAACGCCCACCTAAGACATTCAAAGAGGCAAAGATAGAGCCGAGAGAATATGAGCATGTCATTTCCTTTTACAACGGTAGCCGTGCAGTACTCATCTCGCAAGACATAACAGGTTCGTCCAACTCCCTCACCCTCGACTGGCTATTGATTGATGAAGCAAAGTTCATCAATTTTAATAAATTGAAAGATGAAACTTTGCCAGCTAATGGTGGTATCCGTGCACACTTCGGCCACCACTCATGCCATCACTCTATCATGATCATGTCTGATATGCCTGTCGGCAGCAAAGGTAGTTGGTTCTTGAATTACAGAGAGAAAATGGATGTGGAAGTAATTCAAACCATAGAATCTCTGGTGATTGAGGAATGGAAAATGAAACAGCGCGTTCGTGATCTTCGCGCGAAACGCAAGCCAGTTCCAAGTTACTTGAAATTTCATTTGCGGTCAAACAATCGCCTTCTCAATCAGCTTAGGGCAGCTGCTGTATTATATGTGGAAGTTTCCACTATCGAAAATCTCGAGGTCGTTGGTGAGAATTATATTAGGGATATGAAGCGTGATTTGCCACCATTAGTATTCCAAACATCCATTCTCTGCAAACGCATAGGTATCTCTCGAGATGGCTTCTATTCTTCCATGAAAGAGAGCCACAAATACCATGCGGCCAATAATGAATATCTCGCTACCTTGGGCTATGGCAAATCAGAGGCAGAATATAAGCGCCTTCTTAATTCTCAAGCCGACCGCGATATCAATCCTAATTTGCCTATCTGCATAGGCATGGACTATAATGCAAACATTAACTGGATTGTCGCTGGTCAAGAAAGAGATGGCCGTCTCAATGTCTTAAAATCATTCTATGTCAAATTCGAGCGCAAGATACCTGCACTCATTGAAGATTTTTGCGACTACTATCGTAATCATAGCAAAAAGCAGGTAATATTCTACTACGATAGTACCGCCCTTGGTTCTAACTATGCTGTGAATAAGGAAGATTTTAAGTTTGTTATTGAAAGAGAGTTTAAGAGACACGGTTGGAAAATCAAATCGGTATATCTTGGTCATCCTATGCGACACAACGAGAAATACCTCCTCATTAACCAGGGATTTGCAGGAAAGAAGCGCCTTACGCCATACTTCAATATAGACAATAACGAAGATTTATTGGTCGCTATTGAGTCTGCAGGCGTAATGCGTGGTCGTAATGGTTTCCATAAATACAAAGCAGGCGAGAAATTAGCGGAAAACGAGGAAAACCTCCTCGAGCACCGCACTGATGGTACCGATGCATTCGATACCCTCTATATAGGAATGAATAACAAACCAGTCAAAGTAGCATCCATTAATACTTATGGCGTTAATTAAATTTTAATACTTATGGCAGATAATAATTCAGTTAGTGTTAGTCTTCGCATCAATGGAAAAGATGCTGAAAATGAATTGTCTCGCTTAAAACAAGAAGTCGATTCGCTACGCACTGCTTTTGTCAAAGCCGGCGAGGCTGGCGATAGAGCAATGGCGGAGAAGTTCCGCAAGGAGATTAAGAAGACAGAAACCGAGATCCGCAAGATGGAAAGCGGTACTAAGGCATGTCAGCGTGTCTTTGCCCAGCTGGACAAAGCCTCGCCTGCTGACTTGCAGCGTGCCCTCAAGTTCCTTAATAGCGAGCTCAAGAATATCGAGCGCGGTTCTGCCGCATGGACGGCACAAACCGAGAAGATCCGCCGTGTCAAAGCCGAACTCGACAAGGTCAATGCCGAGCTTCGTCAGTCGGAGGGTATGTTTGCTCGCATGAAGAACACGGTCAACGACTGGGGTGCCAGCATCGCCGCCGGTGCTGCTGCCATGGCGGGCTTGGTAGCGGCTGGTAAAGCAGCCGTGGAAGCCTACGCCGAGATGGACCAGGAGATGGCCAATGTTCGTAAGTACACAGGTATGACTGCCGAACAGGTTGACCATCTCAACGAAGAGTTCAAGAAGATGGACACCCGCACCAGCCGCGAAGCCCTCAACCAACTCGCACAAGAGGCAGGCCGCTTAGGCAAGCAGTCCGAGGAGGATGTGCTCGGTTTCGTGCGTGCTGCTGATAAGATCAATGTCGCGCTTGACGACCTTGGCGAGGGTGCAACGCTAACCCTCTCCAAGCTCACCAATATCTTCGGCGACGAGGAACGCCTCGGTACAGAGCGCTCATTGCTGGCGGTCGGTTCGGTCATCAACGAGTTGTCGCAGAACAGTACGGCTTCTGCTCCGTATCTGGCGGAGTTTGCTCAACGCTTGGCGGGTGTCGGAGCGCAAGCCCACATGACCATCCCCGAGATCATGGGCTTTGCGGCTGTGCTGGATAGCCAAGGTCAGAAGCTGGAGATGTCCTCCACCGCCGTGAGCAAAGTGATTATGAATCTGTTTAAGTCGCCGGAGAAGATTGCCAAGGCGACAGGCATGGCGGTCACGGAGTTCGCTGAGACTTGCAAGCGCAGCACCAACGAGGGTCTGCTCATGTTGCTCAACCGCTTGCATGAGTTAGGCGGCATTGACACGCTCGCTCCGGTCTTCGCCGATATGGGCGAGAACGGCGCTCGCGCTTCGGCAGTGTTGGCGGCTTTGGCGGGTAATGTGGATATGGTTCGCCAACAACAAGAGGCAGCGAATGTAGCTTTCCAAGAGGCGATATCTATTGACAAGGAGTTCACGGTTCAAAACACCACCGTCCAAGCCGATCTTGAGAAGAAAAAGAAGATCTTCCGTGAGCATGCCGTCGAACTTGGCGAGAAGTTGCTCCCTGTGATGGGTCACTTCCATTCGTCCACATCAATGGCAATGAAGGCATTGTCCATTATGATTGATTTCGTCCAAGAGCATGGTCGTGTGTTGGCAGGTCTTGCTGCTGGTGTAGCTGCTTATATCGTAGCAGTCAAAGCAGCAACCGCTGTAGAGACAGCATACAATGCTATAAAGAAAGCTGGTATTGCCTTGCAGACTGCTTGGAATGCCGTCACGGCTGCCAGTCCGCTCAAGTGGTTTGCTTTTGTGCTTGGTACAGCGACAGCAGCATTTGCTATCTTCAGCAAGCGATTGAAAGAGACAACCATTCTGCAAAAGACTTTTGATGATACCTCCAAGAAGATCAGCGAGCAATACATGGAGCAAAAGTCCAAGATTGATATGCTCAACGATACCTTGCGAGACGAGAGTATTGCTCTCAGCGAACGCCGCAAAGCTCTTGAAGAACTCAAGAGCTTTGTGCCAGGATATCACGCTTCTCTCACCGATGAGGGTAAGCTCATCAATGATAATAAGGAAGCGGTAGAGAACTACACCAAAGCGCTTGAGAAGCAAATCCAATTACAAGTCTATTCCGAAAAGCTTCAGGAGTTGTATCGTCAGAAGATGGCTGCTGAAGATAATCTTGCTATCAGTCAGCAAGCTTATGAAGAAGCCGTAGCAGATGCTCGAGACAATGGAAACAGAGTGCAGATTCGTACCTCATCGGGTGCTGCTGGTCCTGCAGGCGGCACAGAGAACTCTTACTCTGTAGCCGTTCGTGTCAGAACCGAAAACCTGCAGGCAGCTAAAGATGAGTTGGGCGAGATAGAGGAAGCCATCGATGCTATTAAACAGAGGATGAAAGGATCCTCTATTTTGGATTCAAGTATTGGCACTGGCAACACCCCTGCTGGTGGTGATGGTGGTGGCACAGGTGGTGGTACTACGTCGTCTTTGGCTGACGAGTGGAAGAAAAAAGAGGAAGCCATCAATAAGATTGCCTATCTCCAAGGCGAAAAAGATTTCCAGGCATACACCGATCGACAACTCGCCATCGAAGTGGAGTACTGGCAAAAGAAAATGAATGAAGCCAAGGAAGGCACTACCGAGTACCTCACAGCACAGGCTTCCTATCTTGAGGCGCAAAAGAAGCAAACCGAGCAAGCAGCTGGTCAGACCTTGCAGGCAGAACAGCAGCGTTATGCCGAGGAGCGTGCTATCCTTCAACAACGTTATGCCGATGGTGAGATGTCCAATCGTGCCTACCAATTGGCTCTCGAGCAAGCGGAACTCACCCACTTGCAGAACATCGTCAATCTCTACGAAGAGGGATCGGTGGAACGTCTTGCCGCTCAAGATAAGTACCAAAAGGCTTCCCTCAAGTACCAAAAGCAACACGCCAAAGAAGCGGAGAAGATTCAGGAACGCCTCAAGCGTGCTTATTTCTCCAAGCATAGCGGCGTGACCGACCAAGCGACATACGACGAGGAGAAGCTTCAGCTGGATGCGGTTTATCTCACGCTCAAGAGCAGTGCTTCCACCGACCAAGAGCGCATGCAGATAGAGAAGGCCTATCAGGAAGCGCGCTATCAGTTGGCTAAGCAATACAACGATAAGATTGGCATGGATCAGATTGACCAAGTCCGTTCCGATTGGGACGAAGTACTCGCCTACATGGAGTCGGACGGCTGGCAAGCATTCAGCCAAGGCTTCTCCACTGTGGTCAGTGGTATGTGCGATATCTTCTCATCTCTCACCGACCTCATCGACGCGGAAACAGAACTCCAGACGGCGAAGATTGAGAAGAAATATGAGCGTGAGTTGGCGGCTGCTGGTGGCAACAAGCGCAAAGTCGCTCAGATAGAAGCCGAGAAGGAGAAGGAGATTGCTGAAGTTAAGAACCAAGCAGAAGCCAAGAAGTATGAGATGCAGGTGATGTCCACTATCGCTCAAACCGCAATGGCTGCCATCAATGCGTATTCTTCAGCAGCTGCTATTCCTATCGTGGGTTGGGTGATGGCTCCTATTGCTGCAGGTATGGCTGTAGCGGCTGGTGCACTTCAGTTAGCCGCACTCAAGAAGCAACGAGACGCAGCCCTCGCGCAAGGTTACGCCACCGGTGGTTACACTCGCCCAGGCGGCAAGTACGAACCTGCGGGTATCGTCCATGCTGGCGAGTGGGTCGCTTCGCAAGAACTGCTTGCCAACCCTACGGCGGCTGCCACCATTGCAGCCCTCGATGAGGCGCAGCGCACCAACACCATCGGCAGCTTGCAAAAACCATCGTTCAGCAACAATTCTTCAATTGTTCAGAAACAATCTGCCAATCGTTCAGCAACAATCTCTCAATCGTCCTCCAGCGAGAGTGCCGTTCTTGAGAAGCTCAACAAGCGCCTTGATGAGCCATTCGTGACGGTCAATACAGTGACGGGTGACCGTGGCATCTTGCGTGCACAGAAGAAATATGATCAACTAATGAAAAACAAAGGCAAATGAAAATCTTAGTCAATGGCAGAGAGGCGGTACTGAAAGCCAACGCCTCGTTTGAGTATGTGAGCGAGAATCCGCTCTTCACCGAAGCGGAAGATTATACCATGGAGATTCCGTTCCCCATGAAAGATTGTCCACAGAACATCTCCATTTTTGGCCCGCTCCATGTGAAGGGCGTGGATATCTCGAAGGTGTCGTTCCCGTGCGAGATCCAAACGGATGCGTTTGTCAAGTCGGGTATTCTGACTATCACCTCTGTAAGCGATACGGAGGTGAAGGGTCAGTTCTTGGAAGGTATGAGCCAACAGAACTTTGCCTCATCCTTGCCCGATGTCTATCTGACCGACCTTGACTTCTCGCAGTGGGATGGTAGTGATCGCTCGAGCGAATCGCTAGAGAACTTTCATAGTTCTCGTTGGGCAGATTTGATCGTGTGGGATAGCGAAGAGGAGCATCCTATCCCGATGCTTGAGCAATATGTTAACACAGACTCCACAGAACATCGCTATATCTATTTATACCATCTTGTTGAATTAGTTGCGCGTTTAAGCGGCGTGACGATAGACGACTCTAAGTTACGAGCTATTCCTATGTATATGAATATTGTGGTTGTAAATACAACAAATTCAATATATGGTCGTACAGCTGATTTAGAAAGAGCTTTGCCTCATTGGACGCTTAATCAATTTCTACAAGAGTTAGGCAACTTCTTTGGATGCACTCCTGTAGTAAAAAACAAATCCGTATCATATGTCCCTAACAATAGAAAAGATAATCCCGTATCGTTAAAAGTATTAGACGACTTCTCGGTAGAATTATCAAATCAAGAAGAGCAAGCATATATTGGCAATAAAGGTTTTAAGCTATCTGATGAAGCTGACCCTTTAAAGTTGAATATGGCAGAATGGATATTAAGATATAATCATATTCTTTATAACAAAAACGAGTGCACATCTACTGAATTTTATGGCTGGATAAATGAGGCAGCTTTTGGTGTTGAGTTAAGCGTAAGAATGATGTTAAGTTCAAAGACAGAGATTTTTTATCTATCCGACTTAGATCTATACGCAATAGTTACAGGATACAACCCTTATAATACAGAGGGTTGGGACGAGGAGAGTGAAGGTCGTCCCGAATTTCTATTCATTGAATATGAGATTATGAACCAGTACGGAGATTTTCGTGAGGGTATAGAATTAGGATTGGTTCCCTGTCAAACCATCTACAAGCGCACGAATGAGATAGATAGATATGGGAATACGGCACCAATCGATTCTCCTAACTATGTACCTTATCGGATGGCTGTACTACCAGTTATTAAAGATTTAGAAATAGAATCGATAAACAATGATGGATATGTACAAACGGAAGTTCTTGATGCTTTAAGTAGCGGAGAACCTAAAGCGGTGCAATATTATGAGAAATTGTATATCGTACTTCATACAGGAGAAAACGATGAGCTCGGTAATTATTTATACACAAGGGAGTATGAGACTAAGGTAAAAAGAGTGCTATACACAGAGGGAGTGCATGGATATATTCCTAAAGAAAAGAGACCTATATACACTGATAATCTAGTACGCCATCCCTACACTCTATCTCCTGCTGATCCATCTATCCAAGCCAATGCCTCACTCCCCAAAGTGGACGAGACCAAGCTCTATCGATACAAGTTCCTTGCCAAAACTCTCCCATCGCCTACAAGCATCTTTCTTATCAAGGGTAAGAGATACGCCTGCCTCAAACTGACTGCCCAAATCACAGTCAAGGGCATGTCTGAGTTGGTCGAGGGAGAGTTCTACGAGATCATCGATTAGAGTTGGTCGATATACCCATCGGCGGCATGCACATCACGACCACGCTTCTTAGCATATTGCATGGTCGTATCGATGTTGGCATGCCGCATGTGGTCCTTCAGCTTCACTAAGTCCATCCCTTTCTCTAGGGCGTTGATAGCCCCTGTATGTTTCCAAGCATATAGGGTTCTATCTTCAGGAATGTGCAGCTGCTTGCGGTACTGGCGGAAACGAGTGCGCATAGTGCTCTTACCTATCGGCTTCACACCAGGCACGCCACCTTGCCCAAAGAGGTATAGGTCGGGATGGTATGCAAAGACACCCAGCCGCTCCATCAGCGACAGGGTGTCTTTGTTTATCCCTACCTGCTGAGTGCGCTTGTTCTTTGCCACCGAGTTGCGTATGTTCACCAATCGCCGCTCGCGGTCTATATCGCCCACACGGAGCAATCGTGCTTCTCCTGGGCGGATGGCACTGTAGTACATCAGCTCAATTGCCAACCATAGATACGGTTGGCGAGGCAAGATAGCCTCCTTGAGCATCGTGCGCTCATCCTTGGTAAACGGAGAAGGGGCACAGTCCACATACTTGCCCCGATTGCGAATGTCATCTGCGGGATTTTTATCCTCGAAGACTCCATTCTTCCGTGCGTGTTCGAATAGACCGTAGAGCCGTTGGCGATATTGCTTGATACTCTCGTGGCACAGACCACGCCCACCTTCAGCCCTCTCTCGGGCGAGGTAGTCGAAGAATGATTGCATTATCTCCTGTGTGTACATGCCGATATAGAGCGGCGCTTTTTCCGCTAGTACCCAATCCATAAACACATTCATCTCGCCTTGGTATTTCTGCTGGCTGGTCTTGCGTATGGTACCACTCATATCTTGCATGTAGCTTTCGATTACATGCTTGAGTTGGTACCGCTCGCTTCGCTCCGTGAATCGCTGATGTTCTGGGCGATGGGTATCGTCCTTGCGTAGTGGGCTGGTGTCGTCGGGGTGATCAAGATACACGCCCGCCTTTAGGTACTCGGTTCTGTCTCGGATAATTTCGGCAGCTATCTTGTAGCGCTGGTCTGTCGGCACGGTACGCCGAAGACCACCGCAAATACGATAGCGATGCAACTGGTCGTCGCCTGGCAAGCGAAACGAGTACTCTACATACCAATCTTTGGAGGCGTCCCCATTTTTGTCATTCAGCGTGGGGTAGCTGATTAATTGTTTTGTCCGCAT